CCACTTAATCCTAAAAGTAAATTTACATTAACAGGTTTACAACCATAAAGACCAGGATATGACGAAGATAATGTAGCACTTTTATAAATATTAAATGCAGCATCACTATCATCTTCTTCATACTTAAATATTGCACTAGCTTTAAGGTCTATTGGTTTTAAGCTAATTTTATCTACATTTACTTTATTAGTCCAATTAAGTGTTTGTGGTGTTACTACCGTAGGACTAAATCCATATACATCTTTATAAGGTTCTATAAGTAATTTAGCATTATCATTAGGATCTGGCATAGCTATTAAATTAAACATATTCATAATACCTTTTAAAAAATCAAATTGCCCTAAATCACCTCTTGATATTTCTAATTTAGCTTGATTAACTAAAGTTAATGCAAAAACACCTATTAAACTACTAATATCTGCGTTAGGAAAAGTACCATTACCATCTTCTCTTGGTTGTATTATTGTTGCACTTGACGAAAAAAATTCAGGTCTGATACATTGGTCATCATTTAATATTGTACTTATATTAAAATTATACTTTTCTTGTATTCCTATACCTATTGATAAAGTAACATTATCAAAAGTTACATGAACACCGTTATTATCTAAAACTGGATTACCAGTTGATGTTTCATAAACCGCCCACCTACAATCTACTGTTGCAGGACTACCACCATTTCCTAAATTAATAAATCCACTACATTGAAAAAATGAGCCATTATTATTACTTTCAAATGCTCTAACTGTCGTTGCACTTGTATTATAATTAGATGGTAAATTAGTTGAACCAGCTGAGGTTAAATATGCAGGTGCAAATGCAGTAGCATCTGTTGCTCTATCTGTACTAAATGGTCCTCTACCACTAAATTGTGAATCTGCGTAGTTAGGTGTTTCGTCTTTACCCCAGTTAAAGTCCATAAATAACTTACCGAAATCTGCACTATCAAAAAAAGTTGATGTATATTCAAAACCAATATCGTTAAATATTCTATCTATTAAGTATTTTATTTTTATCCACGGTCTAAATGCTTGTCCTAAACTTTCTAACTCAGGTTCATTATGTGCTGGTCCTAAATTACCTGCTGGATTATTACCTATTAACACATTACCTTCCCAGTTTACAAAAGGATATTTTAATACATCAGTAAAAGTCCACCCTGCAACACCTACTGGATTTGCAAAACTATCTGCACTTAATCCGTTATTTAACACTAATCCGTTTGTACTCCAACTACCTACAATATTAGTACGATTATATGCGTGTTCTAATTCATTAAAATCTATATCTTGAAACTTTCTATCTTTTAAAGCATCTGCTAAAGCTATTGCAGTTGAAAATAAATTTACATTATAGCTTATTTCACCGTTTTCTGTTTTTATTTCTAATAACCTTAAATAACCATCAAATATTAATACGCCATTTTCTTTTAATACTGCCCTAGTTTGTGCATAAGGATTAAAGTCGTAGTTACTAGCTATTACTTTTGTAACATCAAAAATATGTGTAAATATTCTGTTATTTCTTTTAGTATTAGGTAAGTCAAAATCTTTAGAATAACTTTGTACTTTTTCTGCTGCATTAATAAAATTATCTACACTTAATGTAAGTGGTATAGCTTCTTCTTCATATAAATCACATATTACTTGCCCATCATTCAAATCATCATAAACTGGATCAACTGAGCCTACTGTTTCTCTAATGCTTATTTTTTGTATTTGAATATTACTATCTATATTGTTTATATAAGTTACAAATAATAACATATTTGGTTGTGTGGCTACAAAATTATTTAAACCAGTACTATTTTGATTTACTATGTTTAATGTTGTTCCTCCACCTATACAATTAGGCACGTCTGCTACTCCTATTTGAAAACTACCACCATCAGTATGAGGTGGTGAATAATGTGATATAGTTAATTGATAATTTTGCCCAACTGTAAGTCCAGTTACCGTAGTGTAAACTCCACACATACTAGCCGTATATCCAGCTGGTGCAGCACTAGAATATAATTTTAAATTATCTGCATTTGTTATTTCAGCATCAGTTGTAGGCACAAACCCACTACTACAAAATTGTGATGTCCTATAAGTTATCCAATTCACAAATGGTTGATTTATTGCCCAACCTGATTGATTTAACAAAAATTGACCAAAGTTTTGATAACCTAATACAGTACTGCCATCTAAACATGGTATAGCGTTAGTAAGTCCACCAAAGCCATTTTGATAGAAATTACAATCTGAGACATATTCATTATAAACATAACTTGTTGTAAAGCTATAACCTCTATAATCTTGTGGATATAATATTAGTTGTGTACTCATTATACTGCTTGTGTTCTTTGTGTTTTATTTCTTTCTATATCTATTGTATATTGTATTAGCTTATCATTAGCTACTGTTTTTCTTGTAAAGCTAGATGTAGTAACTATAATTGGTTCTACATATTTATTTACTATACCACTTGCAAAGCTAGAAGATGTGAATTGGTCAAATGAAAAATCGTTAATTATATAAACTTCTGGACTATTCATCATGCTTTCTATCCATTCACTTTCACTATCATTTAAAAAATCTGTATTTATTTTTATTCTTTCGGTTGTATTCATAGTAAAATTCTTTTTACCGCCATCATAACCGTATTGTGCATATTTACTTTCGTTCCAAGTACCTCTAAGCTGAGTGTAGCTAGTTTTCTTTGTACCTAATGATTTAATTGATTTTTGATTAAATGTATAGTAATCCCAAGTACCAAATTCATTTAGCCAAGTTAATCTAATTGGCTCATAACCTTTAGCACTATCACAAATTATATTAATAGTATATGCTTGTGTTAATCCATTATTACTATTATCTAACGCTTGTACAGTATAATAACTTACATTAGCTTTATGTGTATTCCAGTCGCCATATTTAACACTGTCTTTAATATAACCACCATCTAAATTAGCTGGGTATACACCAAAAAACATTATATATTGTTTATTAATATCATTATACAAACTCAATGAGCCACCACCATTACCGTTATTATTAATTATATCTATATCACTACCTAATTGCACATTTGATGCGTTATAAAGTTTTATTCTAATTTTACCTATTGCATTATTAATCCCTAAAGGTGCAGTTTCAAAATCAAATTCTGAATTGCTTAACCTATTAAACATAGCTACTGTTCCGTAATCTTTTAATCTTGCATATTGTGTTAATGGTGCTTTACTTATAAATCTTGAATTTGTAAAATCTCTTTGTATTATACTTATGTAATCACCTTTTTTATCATATATAGTATTTAATCTTAAACCGAAATTACCACTACTACTATTTAATGTTTGTTCGTTTCTTACATACCCATTAAAACCATAAAAATCAGGACAAGAAGCATTAAAGTTATCATCTATTACTACTGAATTACCATCTAAATATTCAATCTTAAATGTAACAGTAAAAAACACCCCTACTTCATTTGCTAATGAATATTGATCTATAATATGTATAGGAAATTTTTTATCTATATTAAATTCTACACCTTTAAATGTACTAAATACCGTACCACTATAAGCACCACTATCTGTACCATTTGCTAAGTTTTCTGCTTTTACGTAGCTTTCTACTATTGGTCTAATATCAAACATTCCTACACCAGCATTATTTGGTGTTGTTTTTAAAGTAGCTACCCTAACATCAGATGGATTAGATGAAAATACCGAAAGGTCTTTTGATACATACACTTCTGCTATAAATTTTACTCTTTCTTTAGTAGCCACTAATGTATTATCCGATACTGTAAAAATTATCGGTTGTGCTACTGGCATTAATTGATATAAAGGTTTTTGTTCTATTACTATATTTGCGTTTGCTGCCATTTTATTCTAATTAAGTGTGTCTATTATGTCTTGTTCTAATGATTTTAATATTTCTGCACCAAATGTTTTCCAGCCTAATCCTAAAGGTCTTTGAAAAAAACTTGTACTTTTAATTCCTTGTAATTTTATTTTTCTTGCTATTAAAAAAGCAAATGATTTATTAGTAATAAATCTACCAGTTTCACTATTTCTACCTTTCAGCTTTCTTGCTCTTATCCATTTTTCTAATATACCAGCAGGTGGTTGTTTGCTTCTATATTTAAAAGGACTTTCTACTTTTCTACCATCATACGTTGTGTACTCTTGTATCTTTTTGTTTCCACTTACTCCTTTATCTACAAATGTACCATAATCTAACATAAAAATCTTTAAAGAATATCCATCAACATCAGTATCAACTTTAAATTTAATAGAATTGTATAATGCTTTATTTACATTTTTTTTCTTTCTAGTTAGGTTTGCTCTTGATTGTTTAACCAAATACTTACCTAGGCTAGTTAAATACCTTTCTATATTAGATGTGTTCATTATACAAGACCAACAAATATTTCTACTTGTACATCTGTTGTAGCTGATGGTCTTACCTGAACCGTTACTATATCTGCTAAACCACTAAATGCTGGAGTTGAATCAGCTTCACCTAATATTCCATCTTCTGCTTGAAATAAAATATGTGAGCCACCTGCTCTTACTGTAACTTGATAATTAGTTCCTGATGTTACAAAAGCAACCATCATGTCTTGATCTGTACTAAGATTTGTAACTCGTAAGTATTTACAGTTTTCAACATCTAAAGCACCAGCTGATGAGTGAGGTGTAGAACCAAAAGTTGCTATTGTTGTAGTTTGACTATGTGAGCAAGTTAGTATTCTTTCAAATACATCTACAACACCAGTAGTTGTTATTGTGTTTGTTGTTCCTCTAGTCGCACCATTTAGCGTTACGCTTTCAGAAATTGTTGTTGTTAAATTTGCCATAATTATTTTTTATCTTTTAGTTTTGTTTTTTTTCTTTTTATTAATTCTAAATTATCAAACTTCACTTTGTATTCATAACCATCTACACTTGTAATAATACACCATTCTACATTACTTTTACACCATTTCTTTTGTAGCGTTAATTCGCTAGTTAATCTTTCTTCGTGTTCTTCTAAGTTATACCTAATACTTTTAAAATCTTTTATTTTATATTTTTTTTGCATGATATTATTTTTTATCTATTTGTTTAAGTTTTCGTATAGCCCAGTTAATGCCACTCGTACCACCCCAACCCAACCATGCTACATATCCTTTATCTTTCCATGGTGTTGATTTATTTTCCTCACTTACTTCTGCATTTTTTTCATGCCTTTTAAATGATGCCATACGAGCAATCGTATCTCTCGAAATATTAGATTTTGAGCAAAGCTGGTTGGCTCTTGTAATTCCTACCCTCGTCATTCCTTTTACTTCATCTCTACCATGTTCATCTATCCACTTCAAAACCTTACAAGCATTATTACTTGCACTTTCAGGATAGTCGTTATAAGTTTCAAACTTTCTACTTATTGCTTCTAATTGTTCTAATATATCGTTATAATCCATAAGTTATTTTTGGTGGTATTAGTTGTATTGTTAATTTTCCTATTTTTATTTTAAACATTATTAAGTTCCCATTGGTATATTACAAGTTTGAAAGCTATTATCTACTGTAACTCCTATTTGAAACACCCAACCAGTTACGGCTTGGTCAAACCTTTCAGTAAATGGCTCTAAAGTATAATCACCTTCAGCAAAATAAATAGGATCATTTATATCATTACCATCTTCTGCCTGGTATTTACTATTCCTAAATATTGAAATAAGGTCTACACAAATCTGTAATACTGTACTATACACTTGTTGCTCATTAGAATTATCAGGCTCTACTAAGTCCATTACAAATATTTGAAAGTTATATGTTAAACCATATCTTGCAGTAACTACATTTACTGGATTTATGTGCATCAAAGCATACTTAGTGTTTTTTTGTAAATCTATATCAAATATATCACCAACAGTTACTGTGCTTATCTGCTCATGCTTATTACCAATATCTTTTAACTTATCAATTAAGTTGTTATATGTTTTGTTAGTTATTGCCATTTATATTTACTTGTTTTGTTGAACTTAAATCTGTTTCATAACTAAGCCATGTAAATGCTTCTAATAAATTTAGTTTAGTTATTTTTTCTAATTTAGAAATATCTGCATTACATAATCTATACATTAATCCAAAGTAACCCCATTTTTCAGCAAAACTTTCTCCTGTGTTTGCTTTTTCATTTCCTTCACTTGTTCCATTAAATATAATGGCAAAATCTTTAACAACCTGCTTACGAAATTCCAAAAAAAAAGCATACTACTTTCTACTTGTTCTGCATTCATCTTTTTAAATTCTTCTGCTCTTACATCTATCTTACCATCATACGATTCTATAATATATGCGTTATTCTTTTTAAGTTTGATAGGTCTATATAAAACTGCCATTATTCTATGTATGTTTTTTTCAGTACCATCTTTTATCATTGTTTCTATATCTGCATATTCACCTAATGTTATTTCTTCTAAATCAGGTCTAAAACCATATTCTTTACCATCTACCTTTATTATCTTTTGCAAGTTTAAATTTCTACCAACTTGTAATTCCGTTATTCTTTTTAATATACTTGATACATCTTGTATCTGTAATTGTGATACAATCTTTTCAGGTATATCAGATAAAGCAGTTATTAGACCTTTTGCTTCTTCGCTTTTAGTTAGTCCTTTTAGTTCTGCTAATTTTACCCATTTTTCTAACGTAACATCACTCCAGCTTTCAATTAATTTATACTCCTTTTTTTTACCTTCTTTTTTTACCTTGATTTTCATAATATATAATAGAAAAAGTTAATATTTAGTTTAAAATGTTATATTTGCACGTTTTCATATACTTGTGAGGATTGCGACTTAGGTCGCTTTTCTTTTTTATTGCACAAAATACTTACCATAATTAGGATTATCTAAATGATATATAATGTTATATCTTACACCATCTATTGCGTGATTATAAGAATCTACATATAACTTAGAACCTTTATCTGCATAAACATAGTTATTTAGTTCTTTAGCAATATTAGTTGATTCAGGTGTTATTACTATTTCATAATCTTGCATACGTGTAATACCACTTTCAATAGTTCCTTTTTTTACAGGCTTTATATTAACTCCTAAATGTTGTAAATCTGCTATTAATCGTGGTTCTGCACTATCAGCTATAATTAGTTTATTACCTACCTTGTCTAATATTACTTGTGCTAATTCTTGTGATTTTAGACCGTTTTTATAAATATGTTCTTTTAGGTATATTTTCTTTTTCTTTTTATCTATTGCTACTTCTGTTAAACTATCTGGATCAACACTAAATCCAAAGTCCATACCACAAGACGTTTGCAATCCATCTGGATTAAATTCACCTATACTCCAATTATCAAATACTACACCTTCTGCTTTATCTAACCAGCCACCCATTATAGTATGCTGGTATTTTTTAAAGTTTCTATGCTTTATCGTTTTAATACGTTCTAAGAAGCTCTTAGAAAGGTTTTCTATGTTGTCTAGGTATGTACTATGTATATAGCATATATTGTCTTTAACACCATTAAAACCTGCTTCTACGCCTTTGTCTTGAAAGAACCTATCATATATCCAATGTTCTTTAGTTACAGGATTCAGTACAAGTATAATTCTATTTTGTGTGTTTTTTTCTCTAATGCTTAAATCTATTGTATCAAATATATTTTCATCTATTAATTCTTCTGCTTCGTCAAGCACCCATGTAGATATACCTTGTAATGATTTTAAACTTGCAGTTTGATTTCCTGCTGATGTTTTAATACCTCTAAATAATATATCACTATTGTTTTTAATGTTTACTACTTCTGCTTTGTTTACATTAAATATTTTTTCATATCCTAATAATGTAATCTTTTCTAAAAATTCAGGTATAATAGATAAGTGTGCTGATACCATAGTAAATCTTGTAAATAGTATTCTTATACCTTTACTCATAGTAAGTAAAGTAAGAAATACTGTTACTGCAAATGATTTACCTGATCCTCTACCACCAGTTATTATAAAGTATCTAGCATCAGAATTAAAAAGTGCTTTATATTTACTATTGAGGTTCAGAATCTACAAAGTTTATTAAAGGCATATTAAGGCTTTCATCATTTGTAGTTACATCTACTCTTTGTTGTGGTTTACCATAAAAGTATTCAAAAAATAATTTAACTGCCCATTGTTCTTTTTTTTCTAATCCTTGTTTTAAAGAATCTAAAGCCATACTGTTCATAGGTGTTAAATTCTCTATTAACTTTTGTTCTTCTGATTTGCTTTTACGTCCTGCACCTTTTCTAGCACCACCGTTATTTATTCGTTTATCCATAATTGAAAAAGATTGATTAATCAATTCTTGTTATATAATAGAAATTACTCATATTCATTTGGTAGCATTAATCTTATACCTAATTCACTTAATGCCCATATACGTATAGTTTCTGCATATACTTCAAATGCTTTAGTATTCATTCTTGCCGTACTATTAACTGTTTGCAATCCTATTGTTTTATTGTTTACTTGTATGCTTTGCCATTCACTTGAAAACTTTACTTTAAGTATATCGTGCATTTCATCATTAAAGTAACCTAACTCTTGTGCTAATGCTTGTACTATACATTTCCAATAATAATTATTCTGCATAATTGATCTGTTAGTTTTTTGTTTCTTTACATCTACTATATAATCATTGCCTAATTCTTTTAAATAGTTTATCAGGCTTTGCTTATCTTTATTGTCCTTTATTACAAATTTCATTAGTCAAACGGTTCATTTATACCACGTTCACCTATTAGTTTTTCTTTTGCACTATCCCAAAGCATATCACGTTTTTTAGTTAGTGTAGGTTCTGTTCTAATTAGTGTAGGCATACCTTCTGTTGGTTCGCTATCCATATACTTACCACAACTACATAGTGCTTCTTTAGCTACCCATTTGCCTTCTTTGTGTACAATAGTAACTTTTCCTAAATGTTTTTCTTCTTTACCACATTCACATTTATATAGTGTCATCTTTTATTATATCTAATTCAAATTGTAAATGATTCATAGCTTTTCTTATATCTTGTTCTGCTGGATTGTTTTCTTTTTTTCCTGCTCTTAATATATATTTCATAGCACTACCTAAATTATAGCTTAAATTAAAGTTAGCAGCTACATCTTTTGCCATATAACCATTTTTCCCTTTGTAGTATTTCGGTATGTTATTTTCCATTTTTTTTTGGTATTGTAGTACGTTCATTAACTCTATCATTATGCAACGCACCAGTTCTTGTTTCAAACTTTTTAAAGTTTTCTTTAAATTCCTTTTGGTTTCTTTGTTCTTCTTTAAATTCTAAATAACTAATTAACATGAAACCAGTTGCTAAAAAGCCTATTATTATTCCTATTACTGTAAACATATTATTTATTTTTATATTTCGTAAAATTTATTTTGATTGTATTTATGATATATTTTTTTAAGTCCTTCATAACAACTATTTAAACATGATCCACAATTAGTACCTGTACTATAATTAGTACCATGTATAGTATTATATAATTCTATCATCATTTTTTTAGTTTTTACATCTTTTGCTTTACCATTTTTAATATCTTCCCATATTTTAGTAACCTCAACTACTAATTCATTTGGTAAATCTTCAGGTGTTTCTATATCTGTTGTTTTTTCCCAATACTTTTCTGGACATTCCATTGGTGCTAAACGTGCTTTAACTTTCATAAAACACAAACACCTTTTACATTGTCCAGTAAGTTTAAAGTAATAGGCACATTTTTTACATATACCTATTCTATCTTTATATACTTCTGTGCTTGTAAAAAACCTATTCATTTAATTCTTCTTTAAGTATATCTCTTACTTTATCTATTGTGGTAAATAAGCTATTCCTGCTTATACCAGTTTTTTTTGCGAGTGAATCTAATGTATTACCTTCATAGTAATAAAGTTTAAATATATTAGAATCATACCAATGAATATTATCTAACTGCTTATCTATATTTTCTAACTTAACTAAATCTTTATTATCTACTTTAACTTCAGGTAAATTTTCTAAACTTTTTTTTATTTCTTTATGTGTTAGTGTACTGTTTGTTTCATATATACTATTAATATGTGTATAGTATTTTTTATATTTATAATAAAATGGACTTCTAGTGCTTGTTAATGATCTACGTAACACTACTGCACCATACCTTGTTAATCCATCTTCACCATCTTTTTCATAAATATCTTTTAATGTTTTAGGATTCATTTGTAAAAAATATAACATTAGTTCTTGTACTGCATTTTCAATATCTGTAACATTATCAGTTAAACCATAACACATTTTTTTGAATTTGTTACTTAATTTTGATATTTTATAATAAATGTTAGTCATAAACTCTTTCTAACTTTTCTATCTTATCTATTAAATCTTGTAGCATTTCGTTTAATATTATTTTATAAGACCTTATAGTATTAGTATTTCTTTTTGTTTCAATACCAGCAAAATATCCATTAGTCATAACTGATATATTAACAGGTAGTATCATGATCCAATCATACCAATTACTTTGACTTCTACCTTTTCCATAATTATTATGATATTCTATTATAATATCTAATACGTCTATATAATTCTTCCATCTTGTATTATTAGATATATCTCTAACAAATTCTTTATTCATTGTTATATATGCTTCTATTAACACTTGGTGTTCTTTACTAGCATATATTGGCTTCCTCATTTTTCAAAGTTAAAAAAATATTTACTCTATTCCTTTTTCTTTTTTTATTTTATTAACAAGGTCTTTGTAATAACTTATTTCTTCTTCATAATCTACTCTAGACATTTTTATAGTTTGTCTTGCTTTATATTGTAATTCTTCAGCTGTACCTTCGCCATATTTAGCATCTAAATAAACCCCAAAAAGATACTGTTCACCTTGACCAAATAAATTGTCTTTTGGTGATTGTGGCTGCACATTTATTTCACACCATCTTGTAGCTAGATTTTTTCTGCTCATAAAATGCCCTGCGTGTATCTGCTTATAGTGGTACACCCTGCCTGAAGTGAAACACTGTACCATACCTTCTGAGGTAGCAGATCTTAGCCTTATGTAAAGGCTAAACCACTTATCTAATTCTTTTTTAAGTTTACTTATTGACTTCATATCCTAATTCTTTTTTCCACTTATTTTGCATAGTTGTTTGTCTGCCTTTATAGTGCTTACCTCTTAGTTCTACGTTTTGTTCTTGTACTTGCCTACGCATTCTGCTTATTGTAGTAGGTGGCGTTAAAGCACCAGCTGAAAATATGTTAAAAAAATGTTTACGCACATTCCATGGTATGCCTAATCTTTCTAATTCTTTATCCCAAATAGTGGCAATTAGTTTGTTGTCATTATCTCTTAATAATATATTTTCTTGTAATAATTTTAATACTTTTTCTTTTGTTTTCATATTTATTTATTTTAATAATTTTAAAGGTTCTTGATAATATGGTACTTCTTCTGGTTTTTTATTAAGTGTTCTAACTTGATATTCAGCGTCTGCTATTGTTTTTTTATGACTTATTGTCCAGCGATAAAAAGTTTTAATATTTAAAAATGGTTCAAACTCACAAAATCTAACACCAATTTTAAATGCGTCTTTGATCTGATTAAATGTTAATCTTCTAAATCTGTTTTCTGTTATTAAATCTTGTGCAAATATCTTAGCAAGTGCTGCCATTGTTTTACCGTCTGTACGGTGTCCTAACTCTACTGAGGTTATAGATATTAAATCATATACCTTTTCAGTTAAATCTTTTAAATCTTCGTTCATTAGTGCTTTCATAATTTTATACTTTTAAATGTATCGTCTATTTCATCTATTCTTTTATTTACTTCTTGGTCTATATATTCATCTATAAAACATCTTACTGTATCTAATATATCCATAGGACATAATACATAATCTTGCATATCATTTAATTCGTCTAATAATTGTTCTTCAAATACTTCTATACATAAATCTTCTTTCATAATAATTCTTTTCCTTTTAAATATTCGTCTATTTGACTATCTATTTTAGATGTTGCTTTAGGTTTATTCCAAGTTTTTTGGTTTTTTGCCCAACGCAACAATCTTAATTTTATTTCAAATGTACTTTGTTTTTGGTAACGCATCTTCTTTTTACCTTCTGTCCAATAATTAATAAAATCTTCTAACATATCTTTTGGATAATCATAAGTCATAACCTCATCAATAAATTTTTCCCTTATAGATATATTATTACTTGTAGTATTAATACTTGTATTATTACCTTTGACTTTTTCGTCAATAGGGGTATCTACTTTTTTGTCAATACCTATAATCCTTTTTGTGATTTCTTTGTTAGAATTTCTTTCAATTTGAATAGTAATAAATCCAGATTTTTTTAATTCTGTTATCCATCTTGATACTGTATTTTTACTAACTCCATACAGTTCAGCAAAATAACTATTACTTGCGAAGCAGTACCCTAACTTATTACTTAGTGCAGTTATTTCTCCATATAGAAGTTTAGCATTAGGTTTTAAGTTAGAGTACCTCACATCAGCTGGTATTATTGCGTAGTAATTTGGCTTGTCTTTCATTTAACAACAATTATATCGTCAATTTTATATTTATAGTTATCTTTTTTAAGTGCTAACTTAATATTTTCTAATTGATTAGAAAAATCCATATAAGATGTTTTGATAATACAGCCTACTTTTCCAGATTTAACTACTAAATTAATTTCGTTTTTTAAGTTTTCTTTAACACCTTTTCTAACTAAATAATCTTTCATTATTTGTGGATTTTCAAATATCTTCTTGTTGTTTTCTAATTTGTGATATGCCATATATACTTTATTAAAAGCATCACGATATTTAGACCAAGTGTAATTACCAACGTGCATTTTTTCATAATGATAAATTAAGCTTCGGTGTCTATTTAATACGTGTGCAATTACTTTTGGATGTATATCTTCTTCTTTTCTTGCTATAACACCTGCTACCATTCTTGCTACTTGTAGGTCTTGTTGCCTGCTTTTGTAAGCTAATGATCCTTTACGTAGTCCTAATATATTAGTAGTAAGATTGCAAATGTTTACAAAGTTGTCTTTATCTGTCATAATTAAAATGGTAAATCGTTATTTTTTTTATCTTCCATTACCCAATCTGTAAATCTTTGTGCTATTTTTAAAACATCTTCTACACCACATTTAGAACTATCGCAAAAATCTACTGCTGATTTTAAACTAGATTGTTTAACTATTAATCTTTGTCTGTTAGGGTCGTCTTTAAATCCACCACCAAAAGATTGTGGCTTTTGATATACAGGTTTTACTTTAGGAAATTGACCGCCTACAAATTCATATTCTACTTCTTGACCTGTTACGAATTTATCCTGGTCTTTTGATTTAGAAGAATATTCTCCTGTATCACCATTTTCCATTTCTACTTCAAACTTATACATAAGTCCAAATTTACCTTCCCACGTTCCATTTGATTGAACGTTTGTTACTTTACTTTTTTTAATCATTTTCTTTTATTTTATGTTTAGCTAATTTAAAGGTATCAGCTTTAACCTTATGTTAAATGAACGGAGAAACGACCTAATCAAAGTATAACCGCCCGTTAGTAATTAATAAGATCAACTCCGTTCATATATTATTTAAAAGTTTTTACGTTGCAAATGTTTAATGCTTCTTGGTACGAAGATATGCAATTTTCACCACAATCTGTACACCTGTTATTATCCATAGGCATTTCACAACAATTACTTACTGAACCCCATTCTGCTTCACAATCACATTCAGTTTCGTTACATATTACACATTCATATATGTATGGATTATCTTCACCATTGTATTGTGTAGGGTCATCGTATTTTGGTATTATTACTTTATCTATCATATTAAAATATTTGGTCTACTGCAACTGTATTGTAGTATTGTGTTCTTAACTCAATATAAAGTTCTTTAACTTGCTCAAAAGACATAAGGTTTAAATATTGTGTACGCTTTTCAGTATTGTGTAATCTATATACTGTTGCAAATTCTTTACTATTACATTCTAAAAGCCAATTAGGATTTTCCGTCATAGCATCTACTATTGATTTTATAGCTTCTAATTTATTAGTTGCTGGTAACATTCTATACATTTTTTTCATATTTTTTGATTAATATGTGCAAACATACAACAAATTAACTTAATTATTCACAACTTTATTTACAAAGTTATTAACAATAAGTGTGTTAATTAAGATTTATACTGAAAGGGATGCAGCTATTACTAGAATTAGCATCCATAGTAAAATGATAGGTAATTGGTGCTTAGGCTTCATTATAAAGGCATTAAAAGGTTGATAGGTACTTTACCCTCTAAAACTACTCCACAAGCAATAGC